ATACTACTAATAAACTAGTATCAATCAACCCAGTTGACATCATAGGCGCCACCGAGCTTTGGGTCTACAATATTAAGACACGTAAACTAGGCAAATACATAGCAGAAGATATGGGTGGTGCACTTGGCGTTAAAGGTACTGCTATAACAGGTTTTAACGAGTCTACAAGCGTACAAAAAACTTTACGTAAGCCAGAGGTGCAGCTAAAAGAATTCTTAGCCGCAGGTAAGATTGAATTACGTAAGTTCTTAGACAATATCAAAGCAACTGATATTAAACTAAATGGACGTATCAACCTCGATACTATCTTACTCAAAGTACAATAATCTGAACAAAGTCGTCCTGTAAGTGCTAAATATACAAAACAGGACGATTTCACATGGCAACAGCAACAGGTAATTTAACCGCAAATCTTAGTCTAACCACAGACAGTTTATACAATCCAGTTACTGGTACAGGTGCTGGTCATATTGCTTTTGATGCAACTCTGTTAATACCAGAAAATCAACAACGCAACGATATCATTGATTACATTCGTTTACGTTTAGGTGATCAGATAGTTGATGTTGAAGCAGACAAAGAACACTACGACATGGGCATTAAACAGGCCTTTGTGCGTTATCGTCAACGCAGTTCAAACGCAGTAGAAGAAAGTTATGCGTTTTTAGATCTGCAACCAGAAACACAAGAATACATCTTACCACGTGAAATTATGGACGTTAGACAAATATTCCGTCGTGGTATCGGTAGTGTAACAGGCACAACAGCCAGTCAGTTTGAACCATTTGCAAGTGGTTACTTAAACACTTATATGTTAGTAGCAGGTCGTGTTGGCGGACTAGCTAACTACGAATTGTTCACGCAATATCAAGAGCTAGCAATGACTATGTTTGGCGGTTACATGAACTTTACGTTTAACAAAGCAACTAAAAAATTAACAGTCTTACGTAAACAACCTTGGCAAGGAGCAAATTCTACTGAGGTAGAAAGTGTTGCACTATGGGTATACAACGTTAAACCAGATGCTATGTTGTTAAATGACCCACAGGTATTTCCGTGGATACAAGACTATGCTTATGCACTAGTAATGATGAGTATAGGTCAAGCACGTGAAAAATTTGCTACTATTGCAGGTCCACAAGGCGGCGGTAGTTTAAATGGTGCCGCACTCAAAGCAGAAGGACAGGCATTGTTGGATAAACTAGATGCTGAAATTTCAAGCTATGCTGATGGCGGTATGCCATTAACTTGGATTACTGGTTAAATCAATAATTGACACCTGTCTGTAATAAAAGTATAATATACTATATATAGAAAGGAATAGTATGATTATATCAGTAACAGGCTTCATCGGTTCAGGCAAAGACACAATCGCAGATTACCTAGTAGCAGAGCACGGCTTTAAACGAGAGAGCTTTGCTGGCACGCTTAAAGATGCAGTCGCAACAGTATTTGGTTGGGATCGTGAACTACTTGAAGGGCGCAGTGCAGAAGGTAGAGCTTGGCGCGAACGAGTAGATCCTTGGTGGGCCAAACGCTTAAAGATGCCAAACTTAACTCCACGTTGGGTATTACAAAACTGGGGCACAGAAGTATGTCGTCAGGGTTTCCATACTGATATATGGATAGCAAGTCTCGAAAACAAACTCCGTAAAACAAATGAAGACATTGTAATCTCAGATTGCCGTTTTCCAAACGAAATTAAAATGATTAAGAACTTGGGTGGTAAAACAGTGCGTGTTAAACGTGGTGCAGAGCCTGAGTGGTACAATGCAGCCAAGACCGTAAATGCCGGAATGAAGAAGATTGGATGGGCACTAGGTAAAAGCGAACTAGACAATTTAGGCATTCACCCAAGTGAGTATGCTTGGATCGGTACTAAGTTTGATGTTACTGTGACTAACGATGGTAGCATAGATGAATTATATGCTAGTACTGAAGAATTAATTATATCAGAAATCCGGAGTCAGATCGCCTTGAGTCCAGCCTAGTCCTTCTTTAACGATAGTAATTTGACAGTTTGCACAGATAGTTCTTAAATTAAACAGTGCATTATTTTTTAAGTTACCGTCAACATAGTAAACGCTAAGTTGTTCTTTATACTTTGCCTTAAAGCCACATTTTTCACAATGTGGCTTTTTCTTATAACCAACAAGCATCCACGTTGGTTTCTGTGGCGCTAATTTTCTATTCTTTCTGATACAGCCGCTGCACCTTGTTCGGAAATGTGTTACACCATCGCGCTTATAGTTAATTGCAGCGGGGTTTCTAGTACAACTTTTGCATAAAGGGCGGAACTCCATACAGTATTTATAGCAAACCTTTGCCAAAGGCTCCTTAATAGACTGTATTTTGATAATACTGATAAATATTTTAAAGTATTATAATATAAGGATACTAAAAATGGCATCATTAATTTCCCCAGGCGTATCGGTTACCGTTATAGACGAAAGCCAATACCAACCAACCGCAACTGGTACAGTTGCTTATGTATTATTGGCTACAGACCAAGACAAACTAAATCCACAAGGCACGATTGCAACTTATACAACTAAAGCAAATGCTGGTAAACTAATTAAAGTCACAAGTCAACGTGAATTAGTTACTGGCTTTGGTAGTATTAATTTCCAAGTTGACGCAAGTGATAATCCTATTCATGCACATGAATTAAACGAGTATGGCTTACTTGCAGCCTACAGTGCATTAGGTGTGTCTAATCAAATATATATTCAACGTGCTGATGTTAACTTATCTGAGTTAACTGGTACAAGTATTCGCCCAACAGGTACTGCTTCGGATGGTACATACTGGTTAGATGTAAGCACAGGTGGCACTAATTGGGGTATTTACGAATGGGATCAAGACAATGCTGGTTTCGTATTACAAACACCAACAGTAATCACCGACACTGCACAATTATCTGCCGGTGTTCCGTTGTCATCAGTTGGTGCTATTGGCACGTATGCTGTTAATGCAACCAGCACATCAAATCCAATTTATTACAAACGTTGGGACAATACATGGGCATTAATTGGCAGCGACGCTTGGCAGGAAGCAGTGCCTACAGTTACTGGTAGTGTAGCATCACCAACACTAGTAAACGGTCGTAAAATGGTACTTAACGGTGTTAACGTTACATTAACTGGTACTACAGTAACCAGCGCCGCAGCAGATATTAATACTGCAATGAGTGGTAAAAACGTTACTGCGACAGTAAACGTTGCTGGTCAACTTGAATTACGTATTAATAGTTTAGCTGCATCAAGTGGTAACTTATCATTGCCAACTGGTACATTAACTATCAAGAAAGGTACTGAAATTGGCGGTACTGATACAGCAGTGGCACTTGGTCTACTTTCTAGTACTGATGCAAACGTTGTGACATTCAATGGTCCAACATTAACATTTGATACATATCGTAATACTCCAGCATGGAGAACAAGCGATCAAACTCCACGTCCATACGGTAGTATTTGGCTTAAAACATCTGCCACTGGTAACGGAGCAAACTGGGGTATTAAAACATACAGTGCATTATTAGGTACATGGAACCTATTGGCGGCACCGCTATTTTCTAGCGATACGGCAGCAATTAATGGTTTAGATTTAGTTGGCGGCGGCGGACAAATTGCTACTGGTACTGTGTATGTTAAATATGATACATTAGGTGCAACAACTGGCACATTTAAACCATATGTTAAAAACGTATCAGGGTTAGTAAACATAACAGGTACAACTCCGGTAAGCCCAATCTTATTTGATGCTAATGATGCATTTATTATGGAAGTTAGTGTACCAGGGACAACTGTTACACAATCTGCAACTATTAATTTAAGTGGCACGACTGCAGCAAGTTTAGTTGGTGATATTTTAGCTGCAAGTTTACCAAACATTGTTGCGTCAGTTACAACAGCTGGTGCAATTAGCATTAGTCATCTTGCTGGTGGTACTATTAAATTTACACAAACATCAGGTACTCCGTTAGCAGACGCAGGATTAACTAATGACAGCAACATGCAAACATTGACTGCTGGTAGTGTATACTTGGCTAGTCCGTTTACTCCGTTGACATATACATACTCATCTACAGAACCATACAGCAATCCAGCTGATGGTACACTATGGTATTATAATACAGCAGTTGAAGTTGATATTATGATTCATGATGGTACTAACTGGAAAGGTTACAAAACTGTAGCTAATGATGCACGTGGATATGATTTAACAGCTACAGATCCAGCAGGTCCAATTTTAAGTGCATCACAACCAACTACACAAAGTGATGGTTCAACAGCAGTTGTAGCAGGTGAATTGTGGATTGATACAGGTGATTTAGAAAATTATCCTGTAATTTATCGTTACAATGGTTCTACATGGGATCTATTAGATAATACTGATCAAGTTAGTGCTGATGGTATATTATTTGCTGATGCACGTTGGAGCTATAATGATAGTACAAATCCAATTGTTGATGCTATTCCTAGCATTACAGACCTAGCGTCAAGTAATTATTTAGATTCTGATGCACCAGATTACCAATTATACTCACGTGGTACATTATTGTTTAATACACGTCGTAGTGGTTACGGTGTTAAACGTTTTGAAAGTACATATTTTGCTAATGATACAAGCCCACCAACAGAAGTTGGCACTTGGGTAAATAACAGCGGTGTTGATGAAAACTTAGTTCCTTACTTTGGACACAAAGCAGTTCGCAATGTTATTGTTGAAGCTATGAAATCTGCAATTGAATCAAGCGTTGCATTACGTGAAGAACAAGTACAATATAACTTAATTTGCGCTCCTGGTTATCCAGAACTAATTAGCAATATGATTACTTTAAATAACGATCGTAAACAAACTGCATTTATTATTGGTGATAGTCCGCTTACATTAAATTCAGCTTCGACACAAATTGAAGCATGGGCAAGCAATCAAAACCTTGCATTTGATAACGGTGCAAATGGTTTAGTAAGCTCAAGTGAATATTTAGGTGTGTTCTATCCAAGCGGTTTAGGTACAGATTTAGGTGGCGAAAGTGTTGTTGTTCCTCCAAGCCATATGATGTTACGTACAATTCTTCGTAGCGACAATGTTAGCTACCCATGGTTTGCACCAGCTGGTGTGCGTCGTGGATTAATTGACAATGTTAGCTCAATTGGTTATGTTGATGTAACAGACGGTAATTCATTCCGTAGCATTGGTGTTACTGCTGGTCTACGTGATGTATTGTACACACAACGAGTTAACCCAATTACAGTATTACCAGGCGTTGGTTTAGTAAACTACGGTCAAAAAACTCGCGCAGCATCAGCAAGTGCAATGGATCGTATTAACGTTGCTCGTTTAGTATGTTACTTACGTAAAGTATTAGATGAAGTTGCTCGTCCGTTCATATTTGAACCAAACGATACAATTACACGTAACCAAGTTAAACAAGCATTTGAATCAGTACTTAATGATGTAGTTGCTAAACGTGGTATCTATGACTACTTGGTAGTCTGCGATACAACAAACAACACACCAGATCGTATTGACCGTAATGAATTGTATATTGATATTGCAATTGAGCCTGTTAAAGCAATTGAATTCATCTACATTCCAGTACGCTTGAAAAATACAGGTGGCATTGCAGCAGGGGTTTAATTAAGTATGTATATAATGGGAGAGGTAACTCTCCCAGTTATAGACAAAGAAATAGCTAAATATATAAAAGGAATACTAAGATGGCAACATCATCATTAAGCAAGTTTACCGTACCGCTAAGTACAAACCAAAGCGCCAGCGCACAAGGTTTGTTAATGCCTAAATTAAAGTTCCGCTTTCGCGTAACATTTGAAAACTTTGGTGTTAGTCAACCAAGTACTGAGTTAACTAAACAAGTTATGGATTTTAAACGTCCGTCATTAGAATTTGAAGAAATTTTAATTCCAGTGTACAACAGTAAAGTCTATCTAGCAGGCAAACCAACGTGGACCGCAGTTACTTGCACACTACGTGATGATGCGTCTGGTGAAGTTAGCAAACGTGTTGGTGAACAACTACAAAAACAATTCGACTTTATGGAACAAGCTAGTGCTTCTAGTGGTATTGACTATAAATTTGTTACACGTTGGGAAGCCTTAGACGGCGGCAACGGTGCAAGCGAGCCAACAATTCTTGAATCATGGGAAATGTATGGTTGCTACTTGTCAAGTGCAGACTATGGCGATTCTAACTACGGTACAAATGATCCAATGACAATTGCATTAACAATCCGTTACGATAATGCTATCCAAACTCCGGTTGGTACAGGTGTTGGTAGTGTTGTAGCAAGAACATTAGGTAGCACAATTACTGGTTAATACCCGTAAATGAAACAACTTAAAAGCCTGGTTATTACCGGGCTTTTTTTTGGCGATAAATAATATAAATGGATAGCAAAAATGGCATCTGGATTCTTTAACCAATTATTAACACAATTAGGCACAGGCGACAATATAAAAGACTGGCAGCATGCCTCTAAGACTTTTGTTGACGGCTTATACAGACTTAGTCCTAAAATTGGAACAATGTTCCATGTGTTCATTGATATTAACCCAAATATAAAACCTGGCGATAATACCGAAATAGGCATGATGGCAAAAACAGTTACATTGCCTAAATTCACTGTACAAAATAAAGTGTTAAATGCCTATAACAGAAAAATTATTCATCAAGAAAGAATTAATTATGATCCAGTTAGCCTTACATTCCATGATGATAGTTCTAACGTAGTACGTGATTTTTGGCAAAGCTACTATCAGTATTATTACAGAGACTGGGAACAACAAGAACAAGTATATAAACAAGAATCTAAATATAAAAAACGTACTTCGCAAAACTGGGGATTTAGTCCACTAGCTAATGGTACTGGGGCTCCTAATTATATTACAGCTATTCGAATTTATAGCCTACATCAAAAATCGTTTAGCAGTTATATTTTAATAAATCCAACGATACAAAGTTTTGCTCACGGACAGCATACAGCTGGTGATTACAGCCCGATGGAACATAGTATGACAGTGGCATACGAAGCAATACATTATGAATCAGGTCCAGTTGCTAGCGGTAAAGTACAAGGATTTGCACAACTACATTATGATAAAACAGCTAGTCCACTAACAAGTTTAGGTGGCGGCACTAATAGTGTATTTGGACAGGGCGGCATAGTTCAAGGTGCAGGTGATGTATTAACTAACTTAGCCGCAGGTAACTTTGGTGCCGCTGCATTAGGTGCATTGCGCACAGGTAGAAATATTAAAAATACAGATATTAAATCTGCAGCAACTGCTGAACTTAAACAAACTGCAACAAATATATTACGCGGACAAAATACACAGAGTACAATATTTGTACCAACTATATCTAGTGTACAAGCAGGTATATCTAAAGCAGCAACATCTATTCCAGGATTAGTTGGTGTTAAAAAATCTTCTGGAAATATGAACTAAGGAAATAATATGTCAGTAACCGGAAATTTACCACTTAATATTAATACAAATAGTACAACAACCTATTTTAATAATTTTTTTAAACCTAATTATACAATTGGTCAAAATGTTGATGATGCAATTGTTGGATATTTTCAAACTGTAACAGGTAATAAAGAAAGCGGCACAGCATTAGCTGCATCAGTAATATATACAGCGCAAACTCAGGGTATAGATCCAATAACAATACTTGACGAATTTCGTAAATTAAATAAAAATGAACTTAATGCATACTTGACAATGTTTCTTAATTTAAATAGAGTAAACACAAGTCTGTTAGGACTTAGCAATAGCCCGCAACTAAACAAATATATAGCACGATCTATCCTTGCATAATGGCAAAATACGCAAACGGCAAATACCAGATTAAAAATACTGAGAAGTATATTGGTAAACGTATACCAACATACAGATCCAGTTGGGAATTCACGTTTATGTCATTTTGCGATAACAACCCATCTATAATTAACTGGGCAAGTGAAGCAATTACTATTCCTTATCGTAATCCTGTAACTGGTAAGAACACTGTGTATATTCCAGATTTCCTTGTAGTCTACTTAGATGCAAACCAACAACGTCATACAGAACTTATTGAAATTAAACCCAGCAAAGAAACAACTATGGAAGCGGCTAAAAGTTATCGTGATAAACTGTCAGTGGCAATTAACCTAGCTAAATGGGCTATGGCAGATCAATGGGCAAAATCACACGGTATGCGGTTTAGAGTAGTATCAGAATTTGATATTTTTAAAAACACCAAACGTTAAACTATAAATAGTTTACTATGACACAAAAACTACAAGAATTATTTAATCTTGCTCCTACTGAAGAATCTACAGTAGAAGACGCAAACACCACAATCGAAGAAAATAGAGCTCTTATTGAAGAAATGGATCTTACTATTGATAAGATTGATGCAGCACTACCACACGTTAACGATTTAGATGTAACTGATAAAGAACTAGATGAATTAAGTGATCTAGCCAAAGATAAGTTTCAAGACCTAATGGATTTGGGTATGAATGTAGAAGCACGTTTTAGCGGACACATATTGGCTACAGCAGGTACATTACTAGGTCATGCCATTACAGCTAAACAGGCTAAAATTGATAGAAAGATACGTACAATTGACCTACAACTTAAAAAAATGCGTTTAGATCAGCAAGCGGCCAAAGATGCCAGCAAGACAGACGGCGATAAATTGCTTGATGCTGTAGATGGTAGCGGTGGTGTAGTACTTGATAGAAACGCACTGTTAGCACAGATATTAGGCAAAAGCAAGCCAGATTAAAACAGCAATTTTGAATAAATAACTGTAAGGATATATAAAACTATGAAGAATTTTCTACAACATTTAACTGAAAGTCACAAGACTTATGAGTTTCGCATTAAGATTGCTAACATTGATCCAGCAGAAAAATTGGCGGCATTAGAAGCAGCACTTGATGCTTATGGATTAGAAAGTCTTAGTAAAGCTAAACGCTTACCAATTAAATCTAGCGACATCGATTTTCCAAGTATGGCAAATTGTCAAATTTATCTAATGGACGTTGTGCTTACATATCCAGTAAATGAAGCACAGTTACGTGCTATTATTAGTGAGCGTGCTGGCATTTCTCAAGCAAACATTGTTGTAGTAAGTCCAAATCACCCAGAAGAACAACGTCGTTGGGATTTAGAAGGCAATGATGTGCGTGAATTTAAAAAAGGTGAAGCAGTATTGGATAAAGAATACTCACACGATGAATGTGCCTGCGGCGAAGAAGCTAGTAAAGCATACAGCCAAGGTAGTTTTCTTAAAGAATTAAATAAAGTTAAGTTTGAAATTGCCGGTAATGAACCAGCAGACGGTAAAACAACAAATGATTTACCACAAGGAACACAAAGCCCAGTGGGCTCAGTACAAAATAAAATACCAAGCCCAGTTAAAGGAAAATAATAAAATGAGCAACAACATCTACAACATCTTAGGCAAATTAAAGGGCATCACTGATAATGCTGCATTAACGCCAGATACAGAAGCTACTACAGTCTACGAAAGCGTGGATGCACGTGGTAGTATTACCGAAGCAGTTAAGGCTTTAGAAGCAAAATATCAAACTTTTAAAGAAGCTGAAGCTAAACCAGATTTTTTAGATGTTGACAAAGATGGCAACAAGAAAGAGCCAATGAAGCAAGCTGTTAAGGAAAAAAAAGCTGAACCTTTTAGTAGCGACGACTACGATGAATACGGTGTACGTCACTCCTCATCTTTTAATCAACCACCTAAGAAAGCAGTTAAAGATAAAAACAATGCCAAAGGTGCGTTTAACGATATGTTCGGTGGCGACGCAAATGACCTAACTAGCAAATTAAAAATTAAAGAAGGAATGGACGATTTAACTGACTTAGATAGTTATCAATTTGCTGACCCGGATACAGATACAGCGGTTAAACCAGCAACAGCTAAACAAGCTGCCGCAGAAAAACGCCGTCGTTTACAAGATATTGAAGATCGTAAAGCAGCAAAAGATGATTGGTTTAGTGGTAAAGATGCCGAGCCTAATGTACGCATCCACCGAGCAAAATATCAAGATGAGCCAGAGTCTGAATTAGAAGAAAGCATCAAATTTGGTGACAAGATTGCTAATAATAAAGCAGAAATGAAAAAAGCCAAACTTGCTAAAATTAAAGAAAGCCGTGTAATGGAAGAAACAGATTACTTCTATGAAAAAGTAGGTAAAGCATTGGCTGAAAAGGATTCTACACTAGACACATCAACTGGTGATTTTAAAATGGCTGTTCGTAAAGAAATGGTAGCACAAGGGCTTGATGTTAATCGTGCTAGAAACATTCTAGCAATGGATCAGGACTTCTTAAGCGATGTTGCTACATCATACGCTCATTGCTGTAAGGAACTAGCAGAATGCGGTGCACCAATGAACAGTCACTTAGGTGGTGTATCGGAATTAGATGAAATTGCACAACTAGCAGGATTGTCAGCACCTACACGTGAGCAAGCTATGGGATTAGAAAGATCAATTGATATGATTGATGAAGCGCAAGGTGTTGATGTAAACGGCAAAGAAATTAATGTTGGATCAATTGAAGTAGAAGGCGTTAACAGTTGGGATAGCCCAGACTTTGCTGATGCTTATATTACCTATGCTGAATTTATGGATGGTACTCCGTTAAGTGACGAAGAATTAGTTCAGTTGGAACAAGCACATGGTGATTTAGTTAACCAAGCTGCACACGATAGTTTACAAGATTCTGGTGATTTCTTAGAAGAAGATGATGATGATTTTCCAGCTCCTCCACCTGAGAAAAACTATGTGTTAGAAAAAGAAATAGGCGAAGGCAATGAATTTTCGGGCGCATTGGCAGCCGCAAAAGCAAGCGGTGCTAAAGAGTTTGAAGTTGCTGGTAAACGTTACACAGTTAAAGAAGATATTAACGTTAATATTACTGCTAACGGTCAAGAAGATGCACTTAATCTATTCCGTAAACTAGCTGGTATGGAACAAGTTACAGCACAACCAGTAATACAAGCAGTTGAATTACCACAAGATGCAGAGTCAGCTATTGCACAAGGTATGATTGATGCAGTTGACGAAGAACGTGATCCAGAATATGTAAACAGCCCACGTGAACAAACTGCTGGCATTGATGCAGCTATTCCAAGCGGCAATGATTTACATGCTACTAAACGTGCTTACAAAATTGCACAGCCGGGTGACAATCCGATGGCAGTTGCAGAAGCTAAAGATACTAGCTGGAGCAAATATACTAGCTTGTTAAAAGGTCTAACAAAATGAGTTCAGACTTATTAAAAAAATATGCGATGATTGTTGAAAACGGTAGTTCATTAGAACAGCCAGTCCAAGAAGCACTTTGGGATGATGAAGGCACTAGCCACGCGGCTGATCTAATAGATCAACTCGAGGAAGCATTATCGGAAGCGGTTAGAATTGCGAATCAACTTGAATCTACTAAAGAAGTAGGTAATGTTGTTGGTGCATACACTCGCCCGTGGCTTGAAGCATTTTTGCGTAGTAATAGTCAAACAGGTTCTGTAACTGATCTACGTGGTAGACTAGAAGAAGACGACGAATATTAAAATGAAAACATTGCGCGAATATATTGAGCAACTTACTGAATCCACAATGGATCCAGAAACACAAAACATGCTGAAGGTAGCAAAAGCAAAATATCCTGATGCAACTGATGATTTTAGTGCATTGGCTACATTGGTGCGTAAAGCAAACAACCATAGCATGGCTGACATTAAAACACTTAGCGCAGAAAATGATGCAGAAGAAGCAGACATTGATCAATTAGAAATTGAAAATGATAGTGAAGAATTAGCAATTGATGCAAATAGTGATAAACTTGACGCACTTACAGATGAGCTTGACCAACTACGCAAACAAATAGCCACACTAACAGGCAAATACTAATGAAAATTAACGAGATTGTAACTGAAGGTGATGTTAGGAAGGGTTCTAAAAATGCTCTTCCTAATCTTCAGTCTTTCCCTCATTTAGATAACAACGCTAACCCATACCTAGCATATCGCTTTGGTATTGAGCTAGCAGGTGCTCCTGATGTAGATGCTGATCAACGTGCGGGCACAGGCAGTGATTTTGTAACTGTAGGCTACAGTGATGCTGATGATGAAATTATTGCTCATGCAGCTAAGAAGTTCGGACTTAAACGTAAAACACACGGCGGCAAAGACAGTGTCGAGTCCAGCAAAGTAAACAAAGTCAGTCCTGTAGCCGCGCCAAAGAAAAACAAATACGGTGTTTAAACAATATTCCATTCGTACACAAGACTATTCTCAGGATAACATTCCTGATGCAGTACTTGATTCTGCCGATCCAATTCATGAAATGAAAGCACTTGCTGGATTAAATGGATCTGGTTTAGGCGGCCTAGCTAAATTACAAGAATACACAGCCAGTCAAACTAGCGACGAAGGTAGTAACTGTAGTATTACTGCTGCCGAAAAAATTAATTATCAACAACAACACAATGTAAAGCCCGGAACACCTGAGTGGTTTCGTTTATGGTTTTCTAAGCCTTATCTAACAGGCGAATCTCCTTTCTAACATAAGTATTTGTATGGCCAAATCACTTGAAGGCGTACTTGTAAAACGTGCGCACCAAACAGAAACCTTTACTGAAGCGCAAATCTTAGAGTTTGCTCGTTGTGCTGACCCTATTTCAGGGCCTGAGTATTTTATGTCAAACTATTTTTATATACAACATCCTACTAAAGGACGTATGCTGTATGAACCGTTTGACTATCAAAAACGTTTAATCCACACATATCACAATTATCGTTATAGTATATCATTGATGCCTAGACAAACAGGCAAGTCAACAAGTGCCGCTGGTTATTTGTTATGGTACGCTATGTTTGTACCTGATAGTACTATCCTAATTGCCGCACACAAATTTACTGGTTCACAAGAAATTATGTCACGTATACGTTATGCATATGAACTATGCCCAGACTTTATACGTGCAGGTGCAACCAGCTACAACAAAGGTAGTATAGACTTTGAAAACGGTAGCCGTATTATGTCGAGTACAACTACTGAAAATACAGGTCGTGGTCTTTCTATATCATTATTATACTGCGATGAGTTTGCGTTCGTTCGCGCAACTATAGGTCGAGAATTTTGGACTTCAATTAGTCCAACACTAGCAACAGGCGGTAAATGTATTATCACATCAACTCCCAATTCAGACGAAGACCAATTTGCTACTTTATGGAAAGGAGCCAACAAATGCATTGATGAATTTGGCAATGCCACTGAATTAGGAGTTAATGGGTTTAAATCATTCCGTAGTTATTGGCGTGAGCACCCTGACAGAGATGATAAATGGGCTGAAGAACAACGTAGTCAATTAGGCGATGAACGATTCCGCAGAGAAATGGACTGTGAGTTTATTATCTGGGACGAAACATTAATTAATCCAAGTCATTTAATTGAAATGGACGGCATTGACCCAATTGAACGACAAGGTCAAATCCGTTGGTATAAAAAACCAACTCCAGCAAATACATATATGGTTGCATTAGACCCAAGTTTAGGTACCGGTGGTGATCCAGCTGCAATACAAATATTTGAATTGCCTAGCTTTATACAAGTCGGCGAATGGCAACACAATCGCACACCGATACAACAACAGATTGGTATACTACGTGAGATTACACGATATCTGGCAGAAACAGTACCAGTCAACAACATTTACTATAGTATGGAAAATAATACAATAGGCGAAGCGGCACTAATAACAGTAGCAGAAATGGGCGAAGAAAATATCAAAGGAACATTTTTAAATGAACCTAAGAGTATGGGGTCCGGCCGTCGCTATCGCAAAGGATTTAATACTACAAATAAAAGCAAAATATCAGCTTGTTCTAAGTTAAAAAATCTAATAGAAACTAAGCGTATGACTATTGCTAGTAAGAACTTAATATCTGAATTAAAAACATTTGTTGCAAATGGTTCTAGTTTTGCTGCCAAGCCCGGTGAAACAGATGACTTGGTAATGAGTTTGGTGTTAATAGTTCGTATGGCAATGCTATTACAAACGTATGATGCAACACTTGATAATGCAATGCGTGATACACTGGATGATTTCATCGAGCCTATGCCATTCATAATTTTCTAATTGAATAAATACAATATGAGAGAAATTAATAAAATATCCGAAGCATTATTTGAAAAGATCCGTGATCGTTTTGAGGATGTTAGCTTAGGTGATGAAAATGCTAAAGCTACACAAAGCCCAGAAGACGCACGTTTTTTCAACTTTGACTATACAGTTGATGGTACTAGTCACGGCAATATAACAATTAGTGTTATTGATGAAACTTCACTTAAAATATACTTTAGTAAAAACATCAGCAGTGACTTAGATGAAGAAGAAAAAGCAAAATGGTATGGCTTCTTAAGAGAGCTACGTGAGTTTGCTAAACGTAATCTATTGAGCTTTGAGCCACGTGATATTACACGTAGTACACTAAAACACCGTGACCTACAACAAGTAAGTAAATCAGACAGCACATACAGCAAAGACGAAGTTATTGGCGAAAGCAGAATGCACGGCACAAGTCGTAGCAGTTACGAGCAAGACGGTAACGTAAAGATTATTGTACGTCACAGTGATAGAGTAGACCCAGAGCAACGTGGTGCACGTAGTCGTAAAATTAAAGCATTGTTTGTTGAAACAACAGATGGTGAGCGTTTTAAACTACCATATAACAATTTAAGATATGCACGTGCTATGGCACGCCACGTATCGGAAGGCGGTAATGTTAATGATGATTTTGGTCAACACATTACTAAAGTAGCAGAAGAATGTAGTAAACTACGTCCGTTTAAATCACAAATGGTACGTAGAACATTTGAAGACGCTGAAACACAAGCTATGGTTGAAGCGGCATTTGAATATCATGGTTTATTGAATGACACTCTAAAAAGAATGAGCGGACGTAAGGGTTACGCTGCTTGCAAAGAAAGTTTCCAGATGGATGAACAAACTCTAATGGATAACTTTGACGTTGAAAGTATGCGTGAGCGTTTCGTTAGAAAAACTTACAATGACGCAACTGATACAGCACTACCAATTGTACAAAAGGCATATAATATGAAAAAATCTAATAAATTCGCACAACAATTTGAATCATGGGCTACTAATGTAGCTGAAGGTACATGGGCCACACCAGAAGGTGAAGAACAAGTTTCTGAACTAATTGATTTACTAATGGAACCACTTATTGTTGGTGTAGATGCTACTAACGCTACCAGCGCATTATACAACTTAATCGGCGACGATGTATTGTTTGATCGTCTAGGTGATTTAGCAGAACAAGATCCAGAAGCTGATGCACGTGATGTAGTTATGGATTGGGTACAAGAAAATATGCCAGAAATCTACGGTAAAGTTATGAACGAAATCGGCGACGTAGAGCCAGCTGATCAATACGAATCATCTGTAGCTGAAGGCGATGATGAAATGGATTTTGACCGTGACCTTGACGAACCTGATCAAGAAAACAGTGACGACATGGAGTTTGATCAAGATCGTGACAACCCAGATCAGTTTAATCGTGGAATGAGTGAAGGCGAGTATGATGAAGACCAAGTTGAATCAATCCAAACAGCAATTATTCGTAGAATTACAAGCAACATTGGGCAACACCGAGAATTATTAATGAAAGCAGGTCCAGATGGTGTTATGAATGCTGCACGTGATGTAGCAAGTTTCCACGCACCAATGGAAGAATTAGGCTCGAGTGATATTAGTGCTATGGTCCGTCAAGTATATAACGAAGTGGGTGTAGAATATCCAGAAATGAACGAAGGTCGTATGAAAGAAGTCGACATGGATCTTACAGAACTATCAGATGAAGAATTTCAGGCAAAGTATAACAAATCTAAAGAAGAAATGAAAGCGGCATTAGCAGAAGGTTACGAAGATCACGTTAACAAAGATGAAAAACTGAAACGTATGGGCGCAAAACCATTAAGCTTCAAAGACAAACTTAAAACTATTCCTCAAGGTATCAAAGCAATAGCTAAAGATGAACCAGAAGACGATGTATCATTATATAACAAACAATTTAACGAAGAACTTGCACAAATGCGTAAAATAGCAGGATTACAATAATAAATTAGTTTTACCAAAAGGGCACTTTCGAGTGCCTTTTTTGTTGACTATGCAATCAATATAACGTATTATTAATGCATAGGTGATAAATACTATTGTAAGTAGCGGGAAGTTACTTATATTAAGACCAACTTAAAACAACAGGAGAAATACATCATGGCAACATCATTAGCAGAAATCAGAGCAAAGTTACAAGCGCAAGACACACGTAGTTCAGGTAAATCATCACAAGGCGGCGGCGACAACGCAATCTACGCACACTGGAATATTGACGAAGGTGCAACAGCACGTATCCGTTTCTTACCAGATGCAGATCCAAAAAACACATTCTTCTGGGTTGAACGTAATATGATCAACTTAGAGTTCGCTGGCATTAAAGGCCAAACAGACAGTAAAAAAACAACAGTACAAGTACCATGCGTTGAGATGTGGGGCGAGTCATGTCCAATCTTAGCAGAAGTACGTACATGGTTTAAAGATCCAAGTTTAGAAGACATGGGTCGTAAATACTGGAAAAAGAAATCATACTTATTCCAAGGGTTTGTACGTGAAAATCCTTTGAAAGATGATAAGACTCCAGAAAATCCAATTCGTCGCTTTATCATTAGCCCACAAATTTTCAACTTAGTTAAATCAGCATTGATGGACCCAGAGTTAGAAAACTTGCCAACAGACTACGCAGGTGGTTTGGACTTTACTGCTACTAAAACAAGTAAAGGTGGTTATGCTGACTACAGTACTTCAAAATGGTCACGTAAAGAAAGTGCTTTAACACAAGATGAAGCAGAAGCAATTGAGAAGTTTGGTTTATATAACCTTGCTGACTTTTTGCCTAAACGTCCAAACGAAGCAGAGCTTAAAATCATGAAAGAGATGTTTGAAGCAAGTGTTGATGGACAACCATATGATGAAGAAAAATGGGGTGCGTACTTTAAACCACGCGGTTCATACACATCAAATGCTCCTGCAACAACTAATGATGTAGCTGCTCAACCAGCTGATCGTGCAGTTGTTTCTGAACACGTTGACAGCGCACCTGCAACGCAAAACTTTGGTCAAATGACTACAGCAGCTCCTATAGCAGATGCTCCGTTTGAAGCAGATGAAGTGGCAGTTAGTGCTCCAACAGCACCAATAGCTACTCCGGCAGCTGGCGGGCAACGTGCTGAAGATATCCTAGCGATGATTCGCAATCGTCAAAAGACAGCTTAGTAGTTAATGTATAATGGGGGCGCAATGCCCCCAATTCGATTAAAGGATAAATCATGGCGAAACCATTCGATATTAGTAAATTTAGAAAGTCAATCACTAAGTCAATTGACGGCTTAGGTATTGGCTTTAACGATCCAACAGATTGGATCTCAACAGGCAACTACACATTAAACTACCTACTAAGCGGAGACTTTAACAAAGGTATTCCAATGGGTAAGGTAACTGTGTTTGCTGGTGAATCAGGCGCAGGTAAATCATTTATCTGTTCAGGCAACATTGTACGTCATGCACAAGAGCAAGGCATCTATGTAATCTTAATTGATACAGAAAACGCACTTGATGAAGCATGGTTACACGCACTAGGCGTAGATACAGACGAAAGCAAACTTCTTAAACTTAACATGGCTATGATTGATGATGTAGCTAAAGTTATCAGTGACTTTGTTAAAGAGTATCGTACACTACCAGAAGAAGACCGTCCTAAAGTATTGTTTGTATTAGATTCGTTAGGTATGATGTTAACTCCAACAGACGTTAACCAGTTTGAAGCAGGTGAAATGAAAGGTGATATGGGTCGTAAACCTAAAGCACTTACAGCACTTGTACGTAACTGTGTAAACATGTTTGGTACATTAAACTTAGGTCTAGTGGCAACTAATCATACATACGCAAGCCAAGATATGTTTGATCCAGATGACAAGATTTCAGGTGGTCAGGGCTTTATCTACGCTTCGAGTATTGTTGTAGCCATGCGTAAACTTAAACTTAAAACAGACGCTGATGGTAATAAGACTACAACTGTAAATGGTATCCGTGCCGCTTGTAAGATTATGAAAACACGTTATGCTAAACCGTTTGAGTCAGTACAAGTAGAAATTCCATACGAAACTGGTATGAGTCCTTACTCGGGTATGGTAGATATGTTAGAAGCTAAAAACATGCTTAAGAAAGAAGGCAACAGTTTAGTCTATACTTTAGCAGACGGTGTTGTTATTAAGAAGTTCCGTAAGGCTTGGGAACGCAACGAAGATGAATGTTTAGATAAAGTTATGAAAGAAATTTCAACTAATGCGCATCTGCTAAGTACAGAAGTTACTAAAGTTACAGACGATGATGTATCTGAAAACGAAGTACTTGAACAAGGAACTGAATAATGAGTATTGATGTAGAAATTTTAAGTGAAATGTGGCTTACTACTAAAGAATACATTTCGCAAAAGGATCGCCAAGCAGTAGCAGATCATGTAGTTAATGTTGTAGCAGATCACAGCATTACAGAAGCAGATTTGAAGAAGTTTGGTGGTACTGATGCTTACCTTCGACGTGCAGTTGAGGAATACCTAGGCGAAGAAGCTGAACCCGACAACGATTACGATGACGAGTAAGTATGTGGTATAACAAAGTAGTACAAGATATTGCTAATTTACCTGACTTTATTGATTACTACACTACTGAACTAGATGTAGCTAAACGTGAAGTTAAGGTAAACGGCAATATTGAAAAAGGGCTAGCCACATTGCCTGGCGTTACTGAGCAACGCTTCAATCAACTACAAGAGATTGAAGCGGTGCTTAACTTTCTCAATATTAAACTTCGCAAGATCCGACAGGATCATTACAAAAAGTATCTTGAAGCCTATGCACGTGCGCTGACTAGTCGCGATGCTGAAAAGTATGTCGATGGCGAAAGCGAAGTTATTGATATGGAAACAATCATTAACGAAGTTGCCTTATTGCGTAACAAATGGTTAGGTATTATGAAAGGGCTTGAAGCAAAATCGTATATGATTGGGCATATTGTTAGACTGCGCACAGCAGGAATGGAAGATGCAACAGTTAATCAATAACGTAGACGAACTGTTAGCACAATGGGAAGAGATTAAATACGTTTCTTCTCATATTGGTCCCAACGATGATATTGACATATTAGATTATATGCGTCGTAAGGGCGAGCTAATGACCTATTCGCAAGAATTACGCTATGCAAGATTGAGTAACAATGCCGCAGACGAAGCGAAGTATACTGCAAAATTTATTGAAGCATATACCAACTTCAGTAAAGATTTTATTTTTAGGATATTGAAAAATGGCAAGACACGCACTTAAGGTACTAAATCAACTTAGGGAGTACGATAGCTTTCTTGACAGTCTACATACAATTGTAGATATGGGTTGCGGTACTGGCGAAGATATTACTTGGTGGGCAACATTAGAATCACGAGATGATCCTCCGGTGCCGTATAACTACAATTGCTTTGCTGTTGATCGTGATGAAGTAAAGCTCTCAAAAGTACCTGATCTTATTAACGTACACAAACTTCAAAAAGACTTTAATACTCGAAGTATATCGGTTCAAGCTGATTTGATGTGGGCACACGATAGTTTACAATATAGCACAAATCCAATTGAAACATTAAAAGTGTGGAATGAACAAATGAATGTTGATGCCATGCTGATATTATGTGTACCACAACATAGCGGAGTTGCTGATAACAAATATTATAGCCGTACACATAGCGGTTGTTTTTATAACTTTACTCCGACTAGTTTAATTTATATGCTGGCAGTAAACGGATTCGACTGCAAAGATGCATATCTACTTAAAGAATTCAACGATCCATGGATACATATTGCGGTATACAAATCAGATATTGCACCAATGGACGCCACAAAAACAACATGGCTTGACTTAGTTGATAAAGGATTGTTGAATTCTACAGTAGTTGATTCTATTAACTCATACGGTTACTTGCGCCAGGAAGATATATTATATCCGTGGTTAGACAAAGAAAACTATTTTATTGATTATGTAAGCCAATGGACTGAAATTCCGGCAGATGCAACGCATACAGTTGATGGTGTTATTAATATTTCTACTCCGTCAGATAAACAAACTGTCAAGCAAGCGAAACTAGTTAAAAAAGAAACTAAGATAGCTAAACCAATTGGCATCATGCGTCCACCTAAGAAAAAATATGATTAATCGTGTTGTATTAGTAACAGGCGGATTTGATCCGCTGCATAGTGGTCATATAGCATACTTCAAAGCTGCTAAACAATTAGGCAATATACTTGTTGTTGGAGTAAACAGCGATGCTTGGGTAGCTCGTAAGAAAGGCCGGGCGTTTATGCCTAGTACTGAGCGTATTGCTATTATTGAAAATTTAAAGATGGTTGACCACTGTATATTGTTTAACGACAACGACGGCACGGCTATTGAAGCAATTAATAATGTTAAACTAATGTATCCAAACAGCCATATAGTATTTGCTAATGGTGGCGATAGAACCCAGGACAATATTCCGGAAATGACATGCAAGGATGTAGAATTTGTCTTTGGTGTAGGCGGCATGGAAAAGCGTAATAGTAGCAGTTGGATATTAGATGAATGGAAAGCGCCTAAAACCGAACGAGAATGGGGTTATTATCGCGTTTTACATGACGTTTTGGGCTTAAAAGTGAAAGAATTGACCATCGATCCCGGCAAGCACCTAAGTATGCAGAAACATTATAATAGATCTGAATTATGGTTTATTGCTGACGGCCAAGCAACTGTAGGCGAATATAGTCGTGTTTATCCAACTACTATTCAAACACCACATCTAAATAAACATTCAACTCATCGTGTACCGGAAGAACAATGGCATCAACTGTCTAACCCATATACTAAGCCCTGTCGTATAATTGAAATACAGTACGGTGACATCTGCGTTGAGGACGACATAGAACGTCAAGCATAAATACACTATGCGCAAATTTATTGACCTTATTAAACTAACCGAAGACATTGCTGATGTTCGAGCAAAAATTGACGACAAATTAGATAAAATTCCAGACGAAGGAGATTTAACTGATGTCTTAAAATTTGCTAATCGATATACAATTAAAAAAGACGTGGTTAGTTTTACTACATTAAAACAATATAAAGGTATAGTTGGCGACGTATTGTTAAATGCGTTAGCTGACGCACAAATTCCAGAAGATGATGTACGTACATTCTTAGATAAATTATCTAAAGATGGTATTTTAAATGAGAAGTTACTACTAACTTCGGGTCAAGTACATGCTTTTAATCAAATAGTCGATCCTAACTATAGAGAAATATTTGATGCAATTAAAATAGATGTATTTAAAAATATAGCTGGTAAGATTGGCGAATTGGGTGATGTGGGTAAAGGTGAATATCTATTAGATATTATGAGCCCCGAGATTAATCGTCGTGGTGCACCTGGTGATTTAGATGTTAGTGGTACTAAGATTGAACTTAAAGCAGGTCAAAATGGTCGTTTGGGTCCTGCGGGTAGTATGAGTATTGCTGGCAGATTTCAACGAGAATTTGTTCCAGTATTACAGGAACTAATGCCTGAAACGGATGTTTCTCAATTAGATCCGATTGCATTTAATCCTAAACAGGATATGAAAACATTTTCTGCATTTTTTGATAGTCCTGATAAAGTTAAAACTGCATTAACAGCAATGTTAAAAATGCATTATCCTAGCTACCAAGTAGAAACAATTACAGATGCAGTAGTTGATGGTTCTGGTAATATCAATGGACTTAAATTAAAAGAAGAAATGCTTAAAGCATCGTTTACTGTATACAAACAAGAAAAAGAATTCGATGGTATTATTGTTATGGATTCGGAAGTAACTAAATTCTTGTTCATCGGCACACCCGAAGATATGGCTAGAAGTGCAAATTTAGTATCCGTATCGTTTCCTAGTTGGAATGATACACAAAGTAATGCAATGAAACTTACACTATCTAAAGGCCGAGCATCGTCTAGTGCTGCAAGCACAACCGCAACAACTGCTAAAGCAACTGCTGATGCGATACGTAAACAAGTGGACGGAACACCAACATTGGGACTTAGGCCACCAGGTGCAGAAACTACACCGCGAGCTCAACGAGAAATATCTAACACACCAAGAGAAAAACGTTGACATCTAAGTAATCCTATGTTATAATAGTATTTTAAATAATAACTTAGGTACATACTATGTCAAAAAAGATAGCGTCAGTTGAAAAATACAATATTGATAATTGTGATGCCGTATTTGATGGCAATCGATTTCAGTTAATCTTAGCCGCAGGTGTACGTGGACACGAAATTGCAAAGACACGTGTTATTGCTGCACGTAACGCAGGATCAACTACAGCGCAACCCAAGTATGAAAATCTTCCTACTGTGCAGGCACTACTAGATGTTGAAGCAGGCACCTGTGGTGTAGAATATTTAACTAAAGTTGGCAAGCAAATAAGACAATAATTTATCTGGGCCTTTAGCTCAGTTGGTTAGAGCGTCCGACTCATAATCGGAATGTCACTGGTTCAAGTCCAGTAAGGCCCACCAAACACTCCGGTGTTAGTTAAATGGATATAACAGGGGATTTCTACTCCCTAGTTGGGGGTTCGATTCCCTCACGCCGGACCAGTAATATAATATAAGGATATAAGATGTCAGATATAAATGAATACGATTATGAACAAGTAATGGCAGAATTTTTAGCCAACGGTGGTCAGATACAACAAATAGCTCGTGGTGTACAAAGTGAAACAGCAACAACTAACTTCTGGGGTGCACCAAAGAAAAAAGCCGCAGTTGAAGCAGTAACTGAACTTGGTGCTGCTGGTATTGACGTAATTGACGATTAAACTAGTATCGTAAAAATAAAAGATAAATAAATTAACAAAGAGGTTGACAGGCTAACAAATAGACTGTATACTAGTTGTTATAGTAACAAATTAATTAAAGGAATGCGAAAGCAAAATGTTTAACCAAAGACATCAATTTACAATATCGAAACAAGTGTCAGCACTTGCCACGATGTCTTATTGGTCAGCGATTGAGACATTAGGCAATGATCGCACACCGAATAGTATCTATGGGGATCTTAGTTAACGTTTATATATAATATAAGTGAATTTTAATTAAGAACCCTAGGATTAAAAACCCTGGGGTTTTTGCTTTTAAGGAGCCGAAGATGGATAAAAAACAAATTGTTCAAAAGCCGACTCCAGAACAAAGGATAGTGGTATTAGAACAAAAATTAGAAAGAGTAACAAAACTATTAACAGAAAATGCTAATCTTTTAAAAAAACTTTCTAAGTAGTAAGCAGTACGTGTTATGCGAAACGAGATCGCAGTCCACACGTTAAATGGGCAAATGGGCGGACAAGTGGATGGCATGTTCTTTTGTGAACAGAAAATACTTGTTATAATAAAGCGCATTAATCGGCAACTAGGTCCCACGCAATGTGGATTATGTCTTAAGAGAGCAATTAGTGTGCTTTATTATACGCATTCGTAAGAGTGCGTTTAACTCTCGTTCGCCTAGTCTGGTATGGCACTTGCTTTGGGAGCAAGAAGAACGTAGGTTCGAATCCTACACGAGAGACCAATGTTATAACCGCTGATTTATACTTAATTGCAGGCGGATAAAATGCTAAAGGAGGATTAATCATGAACGAACATGATGTTGAACAAGGGGGCTTTGGCTTTCCTGTTTACAGTAGATTAAAATAAAGAATATGGGTGATGAGCAGCATTGGCGACTGCAGCAGACTGTAAATCTGTGTCCTCCGGAAACTAGGTTCGACTCCTAGATCACCCACCAAGTTTGGGACGGTAGCTCATTTGGAAGAGCAAGATGCTTTTAACGTCGAGGTGGTGGGATCGTAGCCCACCCGTCCTACCAATGTTGACTATAGTGTAGCGGCAACACTAAGGATTGTGATTCCTTCATCACCGGTTCGAACCCGGTTAGTCAACCCAACTTTTAATATGGCTTCCGTCCGTAGAATACTGCTTGCAGTCGGCTCGGAAGTTCTTTGGCTCGATCGTATAATGGTTATTACGTGGGATTGTCTATCCCATCATCGGAGTTCGATTCTCCGTCGAGTCGCCAAGTTATTCCGGTGTAGTATAATGGCAGTGCGGCGGTCTCCAAAACCGTTAGTGGGGGTTCGATTCCCTCCACCGGAGCCAGTTTCAAATAGTGGTTGACAGCAAATATCAAAAATGCTACACTATATAGATAGTAACAAATAAGTAAATGGAAGAAAGCCGTAACAATATGTATTCGAGGTTAGGAGAGTACGGCAAACCGTCCAAGGGTAGCTGATGCCTGTGGTGCAACTCCACCGTTGAAATCAGTCATGATTCTGCACATGATAACAGGCCTGTATTTGGCCGCAGAACTTTTATCGCGGGGTGGGGAAGTGGCAACCCGGCAGGCTCATAACCTGTAGATCGGCGGTTCGAATCCGTCCTCCGCAACCAATACAGGAGAAGTAACATGGCAGTGAAAAAAGCAAATCCAATGCAGACACGCACAGGTAAACCACGTTTAGGTCCATTGAACCTAACACAATTAAATACCATGTTAGAAAAGACTAGTAAGAAAAAGGATCAAGCAAAGATCCGTAGTCGTATTAGAATATTAGAAGCACGTAAGTAAAAGTTTTAACCGCCGGCTTGCGCAGAGTGGGATTGCACCTGACTTGTAATCAGGCTTCGTAAGATAGAGAGTGTTCGATTCACTCAGCCGGCACCAATAATGCAGCTATCGTCTATCGGTTAGGACATCGGGTTTTCATCCCGGCAAGCGGGGTTCGATTCCCCGTAGCTGTACCAGTAGTATGCCTTGGTGGTGGAATTGGTAGACACCCCGGTCTTAGAAGCCGGTGCTTAACAGCGTGAGAGTTCGAGTCTCTCCTAAGGCACCAGTAATATGCGAGTGTGGTGAAATTGGTATACACAAGGGACTTAAAATCCCTCGCCGCAGGGCATGTCGGTTCAAGTCCGACCATTCGCACCAACATGCGGGATTAGTTTAATGGCAAAACTGGAGTTTTCCAAACTTCTGTCATCAGTTCGATTCTGATATCCCGCTCCAAACACTAGCTTTACACTTTGCGCTTTATCGAAAGTGGGTAATTGGCAATACCATAACGCCAGGGCACACACGATGGTCTAGACCATGCCACAAGTCCCATTGCCGGGAGCCTTGAAAGTATCGTGGGTTATTTGTTGTTATATCCAAAAGATAACAGCTGGACAGGGTAACTACTCAGTTCTGGGCTAGGTGGTGCTAGTAGCAGAACACTTACACGGGGGTGTAGCTCAGTTGGGAGAGCGCATGCTTTGCAAGCATGATGTCGCAAGTTCGATCCTTGTCACCTCCACCATATACATATAATAAATATTAACATGAAAATTGCCATAGCATCAATCAATGATGAATTTGTTCCAGAACTTAAACGTAGACTAAACACAGATATTGTGTTTACTAGTAGTCAATCTAACGCTGAATTAAAACGGGCAGATATCGCTATACAAATAGACGAAGCAATATTTCTTAATGATCAACAGATTGATTTGGTTGTGGAAATTTCATCTATGCGGTCATTTCAAATTGAACAATTAACAGATGATCGTTTATTATTAGTAGATCAAAAATTAATAGTATTTAAAGACGACCAATCGTCATCGTTTGCGTGTAGTCCCGAAATATTTTCTATGTTGGGTAGTCAATACAAAGTAACTATGGAAGATATTTACAGTAAGGCTGATTTAACTCCTAAGAATAAATTATTTTTTCTAGCCAATAGATTGGGTATAAATTTTCATGTCATATAAAGAAAAACGTCTGGCTATATTAATATGTGGCGATTTAAGAACGTGGTCACATACTTATGAAAATATATTTAAATATGCTGAGATGTGGGGTGAAACGGTAGACTATTATTTTGCAACATGGAACAGTACTCAGGATATTTGGATTCCGATAGAAGGAAAAACTATACACATAGATAGTAAACGGCCTGTTACTGAACAGGAAATTGTTGATAAATTTTACGGGCGTAATCTTATTGATTGTAAAATTATGGATTTAGATAAATTTAGTAATCGAATGGTAACATTTTATTATCAAGCATATCTAGCCAAAGTAGCTAATATATCTAAACGTAGGTATGAACTAGATAATAAATTTGTTTATGATCAAGTAATTGAAATACGTCCGGATCTAGATATTATATTTGAACAAAAACAGCAGCAAGAAGAGTGCATGCAACATTGTGAAGATTTTGAATATAAAATATCTCACATATTTTATGGTAATATAAGATTACCTCACTTAACAGATTTTTATTATCGCAGTAATAGTCTGACCAATGATGTACTAGGTAATAGATATTGGTTTGGCCGAATACAAATGGAATATAATCAGGCACATTGGAGTATTAATACCAATAACCATTGGTTATTACTAAGCTATGTTTATACTCGTCGACTTTTAGATAATCAGTTAATGAATAATCCGGGTAGCCAATATACCCTTGAAGAACATGGGATATGGCCACTTCGTCCACCTAGTGTCACTGAGCGAGGTCACGGCGGCCCAAAATAGAGCAGTTACTTCAATCTGCTATTGTACAATTTAGTAGTAAAGATCAATTCCGGTCAAGCAAACACGGTGTAGGCGGTGGACTGTTAATCCATGAAGGTTGGTTCGATTCCAACGACCGGAGCCATTTTTATAGCCCATTAGCTCAATTGGGAGAGCGGCATCTTGATAAGGTGTAGGTACCTGGATCGAAACCAGGATGGGCTACCAAGTATCTTTAACCGGTATGGGTTTAGGGGCAAACAGCGACCCGTAGTATTTTAACAAAACCCTAGTATTAAAAAGCTGTCAGACAAGGATAAGATAACAGCGCAAGCTGAAGACTAATGCGGTGACTTGTCAACTCGGAAGTTACTGAGGTCGGCTCCTCACACAGTCTTGAAAACTGTAGTTACCAGGAATGGTAAATCGTTCGATGCGATTAGCTTCCGCCCTTGAGTTCGAGTGTAAGTCTCGAACTATGATAAATAAACATAAGAACAACAGATATAGAGGCACTTATGTTTTATTTAATTTACAAAATTACAAATAATATAGATGGTAAAATTTATATAGGCAGTCATAAAACTAAAAATGTTAATGACGATTATATGGGTTCTGGAAAATACTTAAATCGTGCATATTTAAAATACGGATTAGATAATTTTACCAAAGAAATAATGTTTGTGTTTGATAATGCTAAAGATATGTATGCTAAAGAAGCTGAACTAGTAAATGATGATTTCTTAACAGAAGGTAATACGTATAATCTTAAGCGTGGCGGCTTTGGTGGGTTTGATTATATTAATAACACAGGTATTAACAATAAAGCTAACCAATGTAGTAAGGCCGGAAAGGCAGCTGCTGCCCTAGGTGGTGGATTTAAAGGAAAAAAACATTCCGAAGCTACTAAGCAATATATGTCAACTATATTAACAGGACGACCCGGAACATTCGTTGGTAAAACACATTCTATAGATACTAAAAATTTATTGAGTACTATTAAGAAAGGTACTGGTGTAGGAGAAAGGAACTCGCAGTTTGGCACAATGTGGATTACAAATGGCGTAGAAAATCTTAAAATACGCAAAGAAGAGCTTGACAACTACCTAATTAGAGGTTATAATAAGGGTAGAAAGTTTTAAATCGAGGGTTGGGTGAGTTGGCCGAAACCAGCAGTTTGCTAAACTGTCGTACCAGAAATGTGTACCATCCGTTCGAATCGGATACCCTCGGCCAAACAACAGAACCGGCCACGCCTCTTAATAATGCGCAACATGGTAAGCTGGATTTACAGCTAAAACTTGAGGACGCTCAAGGCTTCGGTCTTCCGGGAGGATAACTCCTAACTTATTCTATAGTAAGATCAATTGGGGTATGGTGTAATTGGCAACACAACACACTTTGACTGTGTCGTTTCAAGTTCGAGTCTTGATACCCCTGCCAATTCCGGTGTAGTATAATGGCAGTGCGGCGGTCTCCAAAACCGTTAGTGGGGGTTCGATTCCCTCCACCGGAGCCAAACAACAATGCAACGGTACCAGAGTGGCCTAATGGCAAGGACTGCAAATCCTTTGTACGTCGGTTCAAATCCGACCCGTTGCTCCAATTATAGAGATGTAGCATAGTGGCCTAATGCACTTGCTTCATACGCAAGCTACCGTAGGTTCAAATCCTACCATCTCTACCATGCCCTGTTAGTTCAACGGATAGAATTAGAGTCTTCGAAACTCAGGATGGGGGTTCGATTCCCTCACAGGGCTCCAGTTGACAGTTTGGTCTAATGATAGTATAATACATACATGAATGAAGAACAACAATTAGCCTGGGATATATTAAGTACACCTAGTTATGCGGACTTTAAAGAGTATCGTAGGACTCATCGTACTACATGGCTAACTAAAACACGCAAAATATTACTAATCAGTGACATGGATACAGCACACATCATAAGTTGTGTTAATATGTTGGAACGCTGTGGACAAAATGACACAAAGGCCTACGGAGGCTTAATTGAAGAACTAAGAAAGCGAGGACAGGAATGATGGACTTTACCATAGACCCGGAATACCTAACCAGTGTAACTATACATGAAGAATGGAACACTTACACTAAAAACGGTCGTAAGCCAACAGATGAAGAATTAATATTAATCTTACAAGGTAAGGGTAAATGTGGTACTACGAGTTCAGAAGACCACCCAGAGTTTGCTCGGTTGCGTGAGCAGTTGAGTGAACTTGGATACATTAGGATTGAACGCGGCTGGTGGAATGGTGATAGTGTATTAAAGCCATTTACACTTAACGGTCGTAAGTTTAAAGTAGGGGCACAGTTTAGCAGTGGTGGTGCAATGGGTACGCACCTCGCTGTTCGAGCCAAACACCCAGAGTTATATAAGGATGAATACGATGATGAAACCATGGATTGAAAATATTAGTCTTGATGATGTACGCAAAGGGTATCACTACGACCCAGGTTTCAACAGTATGCTAATACAGATTGTAGATCCTGGTACAGAATTTCCAACACCTAAATATGACTTCCGCACTGTACGTCAGTTTTACTTCTTAGATGTAGAAGAAAGCGACAGCGAAAAGTTTTACTATGAAGCGGCAATTACCAACGCTGATGCTAAAGGTATTGCCGAAGCATTAAAAGAAGCATGGGAACAAAGTATGAATGTAGTGGTACACTGCCATATGGGCGTGGCACGTAGTGGTGCAGTAGCAGAAGTTGGCCATATGATTGGGTTTAGAGATACGGAGAAATACCGTATTCCAAATCTAATGGTTAAACATAAACTAATGTATTACCTGGATTTAGTCTAGCAGTAAATACAATAAAGGGCAGTATATGAAAAAACTGAATTTCGATGAAGTACGTGATTTTATCAATGCACAAAGTGATGAAACTAAAATTTATATTGGCGGCGATAGTACACGTTTCCGTAAGAACGGACAGTGGCATGCTGAATACACGTTAGCAGTAGTTGTACACATTGATGGAAAACATGGTTGTAAAATCTTTGGTGAAAGTTCAACGGAAGTAGACTACGATCAAAAACGTAATCGTCCTAGTATGCGCCTAATGAATGAAGTGTACAAAATTTCAGAACTGTATTTAAAACTACACGAAGTCTTAGAAGGACGAGATGTTGCTGTACACCTAGACATCAACCCAAACGAAGCTCACGGTTCAAGCTGTGTAGTTCAACAGGCCATCGGTTATATCCGCGGAACATGTAATGTTATTCCAATGGTTAAACCAAATGCTTGGGCCGCTAGTTACGCGGCTGACAGATTACATCACGTATTAGCAGCATAATTTAATTATAAGGAATAGTATGGACTACAAAATAGCAGACATTAGCCTAGCGGCATGGGGTCATAAAGAAATTGCAATTGCAGAAACAGAAATGCCAGGGTTAATGGCAATTCGTAAAGAATTAGAAGCTGAACAGCCACTTAAAGGCGCACGTATTACAGGGTCATTACACATGACTATTCAAACTGCGGTCTTGGTACAAACTCTTGTAGCATTAGGCGCTGAAGTACGTTGGGCAAGTTGCAATATTTTTTCAACACAAGACCATGCCGCTGCGGCACTAGCTGATCAAGGTATTCCTGTTTTTGCTTGGAAAGGCGAAACAGAAGATGAATACTGGTGGTGCTTAGAACAAACAGTTAAAGGTCCAGATGGTTGGCGTCCTAACATGTTGTTAGATGATGGGCATGACCTAACTTGGTATATCCATGTTAACTATCCAGAACTATTAGCAGACATCCGTGGTGTAACAGAAGAAACAACCACAGGTATCCATAAAATTAACGAAGCTATTGCCAACGGCAGTTTTAAACTACGTGCTATCAACGTTAACGATTCAGTAACTAAGAGCAAGTTTGATAACTTATATGGTTGTCGTGAAAGTCTAGTTGATGCTGTTAAACGTGCTACAGATGTTATGATTGCTGGTAAGGTTGCTGTGGTAGCAGGCTATGGTGATGTAGGTAAAGGTTCAGCACAAGCACTGCGTGCCTTGAGTGCCCAGGTGTGGGTAACTGAAGTTGATCCAATCTGCGCCTTACAAGCCGCAATGGAAGGCTACAAAGTAGTTACTATGGATTATGCCGCAGACAAAGCAGACATCTTTGTAACAGCTACAGGCAACGTAGATATCATTACACATGATCATATGATGCAGATGAAGCACAATGCTATTGTGTGTAACATTGGTCACTTTGACAGTGAAATACAAATTGCCAGTTTGGTCAACTATGAGTGGGATGAAATTAAACCACAAGTAGATCATGTAACCATGCCTAATGGTCGTAAGATTATTATCCTAGCCAAAGGACGACTAGTAAACTTAGGTTGTGGTACAGGACATCCAAGTTTTGTCATGTCAAACAGTTTTACTAATCAAGTAATTGCGCAGGTAGAAATGTATACTAACTATGCTAACTATGAAATTGGTAAGATGTACTTGTTGCCTAAACACCTAGATGAAAAGGTTGCTAGCTTACATCTAGCACAAATCGGCGCAGAGCTAACTACATTAAATCAAACACAAGCAGACTATATTGGTGTTCCAGTTGTTGGACCATTCAAACCTGATACGTATAGATATTGATTGACAATATAATCGTTTGATAGTATAATACACAATCAAATAAGGAGAACGCCGTGCGTTTAGCAATAGCATCAGATATACATTTGGAGTTTGGCAGCATTGAGTTGACCAATAACTCTAATGCCGATGTCTTAATCTTAGCCGGCGACATCTGTATGGCTCGTGACTTTGAAATCACCGAGACCAAACGAGCAGAACGTTACTTTGCTTTCTTTGAACAAGTATCAAACGAGTTTGCTAAAGTCATTTACATCTTGGGTAATCACGAACACTACAACGGTGACTTTGCTTATAGCTATGGCATACTTAAACGTCACCTAGCTAAGTTTCCTAACATACAGGTCATGGACAAGGAAACACTTGAATTAGAGGATGTTACCTTTGTCTGTGCTACTATGTGGACCAGTATGAACGATGAGGATCCTGTTACTCTACACGCTGTTAAAGACATGATGAATGACTTTCGCAATGTAAAGAACAGTAACAGAATGATATCACGTACAGTTCCATTGTATGATGACGGGATATATAACGTAGATCGTAAAGTTATCGGACACAAAGTTAAAGAAGAACCTGCTAAGTTTAGCCCAGAGGACAGCGTTGTAGATCACAAGCGGGCCATGGACTATATTAACCATGTGTTGATGAATGATGACACTAAAAAATATGTGGTAATCACACATCACACACCTAGCTGGCAGAGCTGTGCACCTAAATGGTTAGGTGATCGGGTTATGAACGGTGCGTTCCATACCGAACTTGGTGATTTCATAGCCTATCGCCCACAGATTAAACTATGGGTACACGGGCATACACATGATGACTTTGACTATGTTATAGGCGAAACTCGTGTAGTATGTAACCCACGTGGCTATACCGGACATGAGAGTCGTGCAGATAACTTTGAGGTAATGTATGTTGACTTATAAATATCTTATATGACCATTCAAAACTATCAAATCGAAAAAAGTCACGTGGTACGCAAACCATGGGGACAAGAAACTTGGATTCAACCCGGAAGTGAAGTACATGATTATTCACTTAAAGAAATAATCATTAATCGAGGGGTTAGAACTAGCATACAAGTACACCAGTTCAAAGCAGAAACTGCGTATATCTTAGAAGGTACAGGAGAACTTTGGTATGGCCCTGAGTTTTTTGATTGCGCAGCGTATATCGCAGGCAAATTAAGCACTGAGCAAATTAAAGAAATATTAGATAATCTACAAGTTACCACATATGGTCCGGGCAGTGTATTACACATTGAGCCTGGAACTATACACTGCATGGTTGCGCTAACAGATCTTCGATTCATTGAAACAAGTACTAGACATCTTGATGATGTATTCAGACTCCGGGATGATGCTAATCGTACTCATGGCAAAATCGATACAGAACATGTCACTGGCTAAGACTATTTTAATAATTGGTGATAGTTGGTCACAAGGCGAACTTATGGATAACAAAGACGATACAGGTAGCATCGTTGTTCATGCTGGGACAGAACAATATCTATTAGATTCGGGGCATACTGTTATTAACTTAGGAATACTAGGTGGATCCAACACCCAAGCAATGCAGAATTATCAAAAGTTTACAGATCATGCAGATTATATATTTTGGTTTCAAACTGACCCACTGCGAGATGTTAACGGTAAAAATAATGATGGAGAACTGTTCATTGAACTGCTACAAAGATTTAATAGTATCAAAGCTGTATTTGATTATTTAATAGCTGATGTGCAAAATAAAATTAATAATATTGCAATTAATAAAAATCAAATAGTTCATGTTATCGGCGGGTTCAGTGTATTAACTCCTAATATAAATAAATTTTCTAATCTTAGGAATTTTATTACTAATGTATCTGCACTAATTGATCCTCAGACTAATTTTGAAGTTTACGGGTATTTCCCAGAGTTTGATTGGTTTATTAATATTGTTGAATATTATAAAAAACACAACTTGGTTAGCGATTCGGTATTGTCTTATATAACGCAGGAATACATAGACATAATGTCGGAACATCAACATATATTTGAGTATATGTCTAACAATAAACAATACTATTGGCCCGACAATCGTCACCCTAATAGACACGGGCATAAAATTATATTCAATCAAATTGAAAAATTAATAAATGAAAATTAAATGTTAACTGTACTAATTCTAGCCGCAGGATATGGCCGACGAATGGGACCTTTTGCTCGCATGATAAACAAAGGGTTAATCCCCTACGACAATAAACCATTAATTAGTCACATCATTGATAAATTTGATCAAGATACTAAATTTATTATAGCCTGTGGCCACATGGGACAGCAAGTTAAGGATTATGTAGGAGTAGTTCATCAAGACAAAAACATAACCTATGTTGATATTGATAGTTATGATGAAGCTAATACAGGTCCTGCTACTACTATACGTAAATGTGCTGAACATATCAATGGTGCATTTATTTGGTTATCCTGTGATACCCTATTTGACTTTGACTATCGTGATAAGTTAGATCATAACTGGATAGCAGTACATCCTGTAGACAGTAATATAAGTCAAGATTATTGTTGGGTGCAACGTGATGACAATCGTATCGTTAACATAAAGAACAAACAATCAAGTACAACTGCGGTTGATGCTTTCATTGGGCTTATGTATTGCAAGGACAGTACCTACATAGATAATCTTACAGCAGTAGATGCAACCGAAGCATACCAAGGATTGTTGGATAATTTAGAACTACAAGCGCATACAGTTCGCAAGTGGATGGATGTTGGCACGTACGATAAGTGGAAAGAACTTAGTAGTGGCCTAAAGGAAATGAGTTTTCCTAAACCTAACGAATTATTCTATCACGACAACGACAAAATTATTAAATTTTGCGTAGATCACAAACTAACTGATAAAAAAATACAGCGAGCACAATTAAATTTAGATTGTATGCCGCAGGCAGTGGTTGCCAGCGGGCAATTTTTAGTCTATGATTATGTTGATGGTGATATTATATACGAATCATTGACCCCAGCAATAATGGATAAGTTATTGATATGGGCAGATTCAATTCTATGGAAAAAATCAGACTTGGCCAGTGACGATCGTGCTCGCATCTGTAATGATTTTTATTATAAAAAAACACAGGATCGATTAAATCAGTTTAGAACCAAATACAGTGATTGGAGTGAACCTTGTACAGTCAATGGTCAGAATGTATGCAGTATAGATCAATATCTTAACAAGATTGATTGGGATGAATTGTGTAATACGTCAGACTGGAGATTTATACACGGTGACTTTCAATTTGAGAATTTAATTTATAACACTACCGCAGACCAATTTACATGTATCGATTGGCGCACAGATTTTGCCGGCGATAACTATGGAGATCTTTATTATGATCTTGCTAAAATGCTTGGTGGTATCTTATTAAATTATCAAGCAGTTAAGGCTAACCTATTAGAGTATTCTGAATGTAATGATTATGTTCAGATAAATGATTGTAGTATAAAACAGGCTGATCTGTATCATGATAAATTAAAAGCATGGTGTTTAGAACAAGGATATAATTGGCACAAAGTACAATTACTTGTTCCGATCATCTATCTAAATATGAGCCCGCTACATGTTGCCCCTTTCGACAAATATTTGATTGCTCTCGCTCAAATACACTTTGCAAGAATTTTCGATGAACATACAACACGCAATTAAACAACAGACTAAGAATAAATTATTTGTAAGTCTTGCTGTTCGACCAGGTCGAACCGGCGAAACTTTTTATAATGCTTTATTCAAAAATCATAATATTGATGCTGAATATGTCGCATGTGAATGTATAGATTTAACAAATGATATAACTATTGCTAGAGATGCCTGTGCTGGTATTAGTGTTACTATGCCCTACAAAACTCAATTAATTCCGTATATTGATAATTGGCAATGTGATGTAGGTATTGCTAACACAATTAAAGTAGAACACGGCGTCCTTGTCGCATATAATTCCGATCTTAGTGGACTACGTGATACATTAACGGATCGATTAACTGGCAAAACGATAACATTGTTGGGCGACGGTGCTATGGCTCAAAACATAATTAAAATAGCTAATACTGCTACTATTAAGCAATATAGTAGGCGTCTTAATAATTGGGACGATCGCCATAGCGTAAGCGATATTTTAATTAATACCACTAGCATTGGTATGAACATAGATGAATCACCGGTCAATGAGGTTAACGCAGATTTAGTAATTGATTGTGTTATCGGAAAAACTAAATTAATTAAAATGTCTACAAATTATATATCTGGCGCAGAAATTTATCTTGCACAGTTTAAACATCAGTTTGAAATTTATACAGATGTCCAGCCAAACGCAGACAGCATAGCAACAGTTGCAAAGGAATTATTTTATGATTAATACATTTATATCAGATGTAGATGGATGTTTAAATGATGGTGTCATTTATTGGCAACCTAGCGGCAAACCATTTAAGGCATTTGGTAATTATGATCACGATGGTGTTAAGTTATTGCGAAAACATATTAAACTTGTGTTTATCAGTGCAGACAAAGTGGGATGGGAAATCATGCACAGTCGAATAGTTGATCATATGAAATGTGAGTTAATATTAGTAACAGAATCTGAACGATTTGAATTTGTAAAAAACTATGGTTTTGAAAATACAGCATACATGGGCGATGGGATATATGATGCTGCTATCATTAAAGCTGCCGCATTAGGCATCGCTCCTGCACAAGGACGTATTGAAGCAAGACGAGTGGCGGATTTTGTAACTCCAAGTCGCGGTGGAGAAGGTGCATATTTAGATGCGGCACTACATATATTAGATCATATGGGATTTAAGTATGAATTTTAAACTAGGGTTTGGTCCAATGAGTCGCGAAGTAATAGATATTTTATGCGACTATAAGCAACCATTGATGATTATTGCAAGTCGAAATCAAGTCGATGCCAGCAGCGGTTACGTTATGACCACACCCGAATTAGCTGCACAACTTAGTACTAAAAATACCGATCATTTATTAATCTGTCGCGACCATTGCGGTCCATATTTTCTTGATTCTGAAAAATCGTTATCATTAAGCACTGCTATCGAAGCTACTAAAAAAACTATTGCCTACGATATTGAACAGGGATTTGATCTTATTCATATCGATACAAGTCGAGTTGAAGATACATATGGCGTAGCAGAAGAATTATTTAATTTTTGTCTTAGATTAAATCCTAACATTATGTTTGAATTCGGCACTGAGGAAAATGTTGGAGTAGCTGCTAGAGTACTTAGATATAAGAACGATATGGCATTTGCTAAACATATTCCAAATATGAAATTTGTTGTAGCACAAACTGGTAGTTTATGTTTTGAAGATTATCAAGCTGGACAATTTGATTTTGACACAGTCTGCGGATTGGTACAATTAGCCAATGAGAATAATATTGGACTTAAAGAACACAATGCTGATTATTTAACAGCAGAGCAGATACAATTGCGCAAATCCGCAGGAGTGCATGCGCTTAATATTGCTCCACAACTTGGTGTAATACAAACCAAGTTGTTAAGAGAATTGGCCAGCAAATATAATCTTAATAAAGAATGGCAGGATTTTTCTAATGTTGTACTAGCAAGCGAACGTTGGAAGAAATGGACAATAAGTCAAGATAATGATCAAAAAATTATTGTAGCAGGGCACTATTGTTTTTCCGGTTTAGAATATCAGATATTAGTTAATGCAATTAGCCAGCATTGTGATTGGCTTACTGAGCTTACTGCTGAAATTTATAAAATATTAAATTTATATATTGAAAATATATAATTGTTGACTTTACTTTCTATAGGCAGTATACTAATTATATGAACTACACACTTGAACAAATTATAGAACTAGCAAAAGAAGTAGAAACGACTGATGCTATAGATTGGGATAACTTACCTTTGAACAAAGATAGTATATATCAAATGGTAGGCAGTCAAGCATACGAACTATATAAGCAACACGCTGATTCGGAATCCGGTGAAGCAATTATAGTATCAACAATTATTAAACTGTTAGTAGAAAATTTTGTACTAAATCTCAGAGTTGAATCACGATAAGGAGCAATACACATGGCTAAAACAAACGCAGGTTTTAAATTAGGTAAGATGGTTAAATTAACATTAGCAACAATCTTGGATAAAACTGAACGCAGGATCTACTTGAAAGCAATGGTCAGCGCACAGCAATCATATTTAGAATCTAAGAACAAAAAGTTCTCCGAGTTACGATCAACGCCGGCTAACGGTGGTCAAGCACGTCAACCTAGCTAATTAAATTGGGCAGAAACTTGTTGAGTTTAACAAGATTTTCTGCCTTTTCTCTTGACTAACGCATCTAAACTGTGTTATACTAGTAAAATAAGAGTTTATCTTAAATTAACTGGAGTACATAATATGTTTGAATCGATTGAAATTCGTAAAGTAGCAAACGGTTTTATTGTAATTTTAAATACAGAAGAAGATGCTAAAGAGTTTGTATTTGATACAAGTCGTAAAGCAGTTAAGTTCATTCGTGAATACGTAGAAGGCAAAGTTTCACAACCAGCATAATTTTAGTCACGTAATTGGCTAAAATAAATACTGATATAATAGTAACATTCAATTAACAAGGAACACATCAATGTCAAAAACCGTGCTGGTAACAGGTGGTGCAGGATTCATCGCACATCACGTTATCGAAAACTTACTTAAAAATACAGATTGGAATATTGTCAGTCTAGACCGCTTAGACTTTTCGGGCAACTTAAACCGATTAAGTGATATGATGGCAGAATTTGACGTAGAAACACGTAAGCGTGTTAAGATTGTATTCCATGATCTACGTGCTGAATTAAATCCAATGGTTGCTCGTGACATTGGTGATGTAAACTATGTGCTACATTTAGCCGCAGGTTCACACGTTGATCGTTCAATTGAGTTTCCAATGGAATTTGTCTGGGACAACGTAGTTGGTACAGGTCACATCTTAGAGTTTGCACGTAAACTACCTAACTTAGAACGTTTCATTTACTTCTCAACAGATGAAGTATTTGGTCCAGCACCAAATGGTGTTAACTATGCAGAACGTGATCGTTATAATTCGAGTAATCCTTACTCAGCTACCAAAGCTGGTGGTGAAGAATTAGCTGTAGCGTTTGAAAATACCTACAAGATGCCTATTTACATTACACACACTATGAACGTGTTTGGTCAACGCCAGCACCCAGAGAAGTTTATTCCGATGTGTATCCGTAAGGTAAACGATGGTGATGCTATTACTATTCACAGTGACAGCACACGTACTATTCCGGGTAGTCGTTTTTACATTCATGCGGCAGACGTGGCTGATGCTATGTTCTTCTTGTTGGGCTTGGACTCATCTAAATTAGAAGCAGACTACGGTGAAGCTAAATGTCCTAAGTTCAACTTAGTGGGCAAACAGGAAATTAATAATCTACAACTAGCACAGATTATTGCTGATGCGCAAGGTAAAGAACTCAAATATGAAATGGTAGACTTCCATAGCTCACGCCCCGGACATGACTTGCGTTATGCTCTAAGCGGTGATTACATGCGTAAACTAGGATGGGAACCTAAGGTTTCACTAACAGAGCGTATTGGCGAAGTAGTACAATGGACACTCGACAATGAGAGATGGTTACGATGCTAAGGGAAATATTTAATAATCTGGTCCTAACATCTGACAAGTGGAGTCATTATTTTGATATCTACGAAACACATCTTGCCAAGTATGTTAACAAAAGCCCGGTAGTTATTGAAGTTGGTATCTACCGTGGTGGTAGTGCTGAAATGTGGAAGAAGTACTTTGGTACTGGTGCTACAATTATTGGCGTTGACATTGATGAGAATGTTACCAAATATACAACTGATGGATGTATTCAATACTTGGGTGATCAAGGTGATCCTGCACTATGGGATTCGATACTGGCTGCGCATCCGGAAATTGATATATTTTTAGATGATGGTAGTCATATTTGTCAGCATCAAATTTCTACACTGCAACGTGTATGGCCGCATATTAAACTTGGTGGTACTTACATGTGTGAAGACACGCACACTAACTATTGGCCAAACTATGGTGGCTCACTTAAAAACCCACATACGTTTCTTGAATATGCCAAACAAATATCAGATTCACTTAACGTAGAATACTTCCAAGGTATTGATAGACATCCTGATAATCTAATGTTTGCCGACTTCTACAAAGAAGTTGTAGCTATGCATTTTTATGATAGTGTGGTTGTATTAGATAAAAATAATAAACTTATTCCAGAACGCCTATGGAGTAAACCACTGTGATTAAAATCATTAATGATAGAGATTGGGGTGCTTTAACAGATCAATTCTTAACTGCAAAGCCCTTTAATTATGTTGTCATTGATGATTTTTTTGTACCCGAAGTAGCCGATCAATTGGTTAAAGAATTTCCAGCATACGATAGTTCGGTGTGGAATGCACATTATCAGAATGCCATGGAAGATAAAAAAGCCTGCAACCATTGGGATAAATTTCCACAACAAACGTATGCGGCATTTCATCAGTTATGTGGTTATGCATTTGAAAACATTGTAGAACGTATTACTGGTAATGTTGGTTTACAAGCTGACATTGGCCTGCATGGTGGCGGATGGCATTCACATACTAAAAATGGTAAACTGAATGTACATTTAGATTATAGCATTCATCCTAAATTAAAATTAGAACGTCATTATAATCTTATTGTGTACATAACTCCTAACTGGCAACCAGAGTGGGGTGGTGGATTAGAACTATGGAGTCACGACAGTGAAACTAACACTGCTAAAGAATGTGTAACACGAGTAGAAAATCGTTTTAATCGTGCTGTGTTATTTGATACAACGCAGAACTCGTGGCACGGCTTACCAGGAAATTTATCATGCCCAGAAGGAATAATGCGCCAGAGCATGGCAGTTTATTATGTAACTGATCCTAAAGCTGATGCCAATCCTCGTGGTAAAGCATTGTTTGTTCCTTATGGTGATCAAAAAAACGATCCAGCGGTATTGGAATTAATTAAACAACGTAGTGATACCAGCACAGCTCATATTTTTTATAAAAAATAATTTTAACTAAGGTCTTAGATATGAAACATAACATAGTATTAATGGTCTCAGCATTGTATACAAATTACGGTATATATGATGCAGAACAACGCAAAAAACAAACACTGGAAACAATTAAATCTATTAAGCAGTATATTCCTAATCCTATTATCTTAATGATGGAAAATAGTACAGTTGCTATACAAGCAGATGAATCGCCGGAATTAACTGAGATAATTGATCAAGTTGATTATTTCTTTGACAACAGCGATGATGCAGATATTCAATATTTCCATAATAATATTGCTAACTATGATATTGGTAAAAATTCAATGGAGACTATTGGCACTACTAAAGTATTAAAGCATATTGCCAATGATCCAGAATTACGCACACTAATCAATGACTCAAATCGATTTTTTAAAATTAGCGGTCGATATCTTATTACGGAAGATTTTGATTTTAATAAATTTGCCAATGCGCAAACTGATGGAAAGTATGTATTCAAGCAAGCGGCTAAAGCATGGATACCCGAAGCTGACACTGGTGTAACTACTTTATTGCAGACTCGATTCTTTTCGTTTAGTCCAGATTTGTATGCCGCAACTATTGAGCTATATCAAACAATCTTATCAAATATGCTTGGCACGTTTAACAGACAAAAGTACATTGATTTAGAACATAGTATGAGTAAATTTATTCCTAAAGATAAATTAGTTGAAGTAGATCTATTAGGTATAACTGGCAATATTGCCCCAAATGGTGTAAAGGTCATTGACTAATGGATAATGTAAAAAACCTCACAGAGTGTTTGTGTTGCGGTAGCGAACATTTAACATTGGTATTAGATTTAGGTGAGCAACCTTTGGCTAATAGTTTTATTGATGACCCTGCTATTCCGGAATATGTATTTCCCTTACAATTAAACATTTGTACAGACTGCACACATCTACAACTGAGTCATGCAGTTGATCCAGATCTATTATTTAAAAACTATTTGTATGTAAGTGGCACAAGCCAGACCTTACGTGATTATTTTACATGGTTTGCAGATTATTCCTTGGGTTACTTTACTGAACGACCTAAATCAGTATTAGACATTGCCTGTAACGATGGATCACAACTTAATGCATTTAAGGCCATGGGGTTAACTACTTACGGAGTTGATCCTGCTACAAACTTATACCCGCTAAGTTCTGCCAATCATGAAGTTATATGTGATTATTTTACACAAGAGCACGTTGACGTATTAAAAGGCAAACACCTAGACATTATTAATGCGCAGAATGTATTTGCACATAATAGCTATCCGTTAGAGTTCTTAAAGCAGTGTAAAGAAATCATGCACGATGGTAGTGTATTGTTTATTCAAACAAGTCAAGCTGACATGATTAAGAACAATGAGTTTGATACTATCTATCACGAGCATTTAAGTTTCTTTAATGCCAGCAGTATGAAAGCACTTGCTGACCGTGCCGGGCTTAATTTAATTGACATTACCAAGACACCAATTCATGGCAATAGTTATATGTTTGTGTTTACTAAAATACCTGGACCATCACATAACGTGGAACAGGTACTAACAGAAGAACGGCTAGCAGGCCTGCAGGACATGAACACCTATCTTGCCTACGCTGACAAATGCCGTCAGGTGGTAATTGACCTTAAAGAAAAAATTAAGGAATACCGTGCAGACGGGTATGTAATCGCTGGCTACGGCGCGGCAGCCAAAGGTAATACATTAATTAACTTTGGTGAATTGTATTTAGATTTTATTATAGACGACAATCCAATGAAACAAGGACTGTTTGCTCCGGGCAGTCATATTCCTGTAGTAGCAATTGATATGCTAGCTGAATGTGAAGATTTAAAAGTAGCATTTGTTCCTTTGGCATGGAACTTCTTTAATGAGATACAAAAAAATATTAAAAATAAACGCGACAAAGAAGGTGATGTGTTTATTAGATATTTTCCAACTATTAGTATTGAATAATTATGAATATAAAAATCTTTCAAATTTATTTTAAACCGGAATTAAAACAGCATTGCGATCCAGCATTTGAACCTTTAGATAATACTAGTAATCCTCGTCCAGAGTTACGTGAATGGGACGTATGGGATAGAGAATACGAAACCATTCTAGCACAGGGATTAGACTACTGGGGATTTGTGTCTTGGAAGTTTAAAGAGAAAGCCAACCTAACCGGCACACAATTTCTTGACTTTATTACGAGTAATCCTGGCGCAGATGTTTATTTTGTCAACCCGTGTATAATTAACGAAGCAATGTTTGCTAATAGTTGGGAACAGGGTGATCTGTATCATCCTAATATATCTGAGATTGGTAATAGCTTTTTAACTAAACTTGGTTATGAAGATGTTGATGTAAAAAATATGGTACTTGATCGTAATTGTACTATGTATGCAAATTACATTGTTGGTAGTAGAGCATTTTGGGATAAGTTTATGCGATTTACTCGTCAACTATTTACAGAAGCAGAAAAGGATCCTGTGTTCAAACATCAGGTATTTGGTGCAGGGTTGAGCAACTATGCACATGATAAAACATTACCAAACTTTACGTTTTTGATTGAACGATTAATTCCTACATTTATTGATCTAGAGCAGATTTCTGCACTCGGCTACCAATATACGTCTGAAACTGTGCCAGAAAAATATAAGCCATATTTGGGCGAATTACGAGCATTATCAAGTCTAAAAGTACTAATAAATGAACATAATAGTGATGAATTGTATAGTATTTGGAACCATTATAGGAATAGCTTACTACGACAATATCCCGGAATTATAGGATTAGAGTAGTTATCTAAAACTAAAGAAAGTAAAGTATATAGTAAACAAGATCAAACTTTAACTATATACTATACCTTCGGAGGATTCAGATGACGAAATCTAAGGTAATAACAGTAGCAGATATAAGTAGTACAGAAGCAAGAACTTACTATTGCGCAGGAAGATATTGCGCAAAGCGAGAAAAATGTCATAGACACACATCAAGCACACAGGTTAACCGTGCACCATTTGATGATTATGACTTGGTAATGATTAGA